ATAGATTACAAATGAAAGAGTTAGGAATTAATCCAAAAGATTTTATGGACGCTCATTGGGCAGCTATGGAATCTGCTTTAAGAAAAGGTCTTAAAACTCAATTTGAGTTTAGAGAGTGGATGAGAGCTTACGGTAAAATATACGAAAATGCGCCAATGGATTACGGTGTTGTTAGGAAACCTTTATTAGTAAAGTCTCCATTTGGAGGTGTTTCTGATTTTACAATTTATGCTTCGACTATTGAACAACTTAGAGGTAAAATAAATCCTAAAAGAGTTCCTGACATTAAAACTAAAGGTTCTATAAGAAAAGAGTCTAAAGGTAAAAGAAAAGACGGATCAACTATATATAGAACTAGGGAAGAATTTGAAGATGTTCAATATTATGATACTGAAATAACTGCTTTAGGTCCTGATGATGTTAAATCTAGAGAAGCTTACCAAAAAGCTATAGATAAGGGTAAAGCTCCTGAAGATTTAGGGCTATTAGCTGTCGACAATAAAATGTTAAAGGAGGGTCCTTTTGGTATAGATGACCAGAAAAACATGTATGGTGCTTTAGCACCTAATGCTACTCATAATATGGATGCTGGTTTTTTACAAAAACTTGTAATAGAAGCTGATAAAATTGGGATACCCGTAATGGTAGTCCACGATGCTTTCTTTATTAGACCTACAGATATTGATGCGTTTAGACAATTAGCTGGTAAAACTTTTAAAGACATGCATAACAATTATAATCTTAGGAAAGAAATGATTGATTCTCTTAGTGAAGCTACAGGAATACCAGTCGAAACTATAATAAAAAGAATAGAGGCTGATTTGGCAGAAAAGATGCCTGATCCTACAGATGCAATTGAAGGGTTTAGATCTGGATATTATATTGATAGAACAAAACCTGAGAATGTAACTAAGTTGTCTAGAGAAGGAGGTCCAATAGAAAATATTGGATTTAACGATATGTTTTCACCAAAAGTTGATGATATTAAAGGAAGGGTTTCTACTAGAGGTGATGAAGTTAGTATGGAAAATGTCATAAGAGGAGGTTAACATGGCGAGAAACAAAGGTGTTTATAAAGACCATAATATATTGGCTCATAAAGGGTACACAGATGAGTACATGTTAAGAGAATGTGGAGGTCCTATGAAACTTGCAGGGACTCCTAAGATCAACCCATGGATGATTAATAACGAATATAGATTAAATAGAAAATCAGGTATTCCTATTAAAGAATGTAATGAGTTGAAATCTCAAGCTCAAAGAACTGTAGCTGAAGTAAGACGACAAAGAGGCTACTGACCTCAAGCGAAAAAAAAGGTCGCAAAAAAGACATTGATTGTCTAATTTGCGACCTTAATTTTTCTATGATTTAGTATCTGTAACTATCTCAGGTTTCTCTTCAGCTTTCTTGTCGGTCTTTTCAAAAGGACCGTTCTTAGCTTGTAATAAAAAACCAATAAGATTATTGAGTTCTTTATTATCCAGAGGAACATCTACTACTTCATAGATAGTAGTATTAACAACTGGTGATTTTACATCAGTTGTCTGTATAGTTACTTTTGCCATTATTTCCATAATTATTTCTCTTTTAAAATTTTAGTTATAGTATTCTCCGTAAACCATCTAAAATTGTTTTTAGATGCCCACTCACCGTGTGTACACTTAGTCCCATCTTTTCTTACCTTTGCTCTCGGCATAGGTGTTTTATAATTGTAGAAAAGAAAAACTAACTCTGTTCCAAAAGGAAGAGCATCTCTAATAAAGAGATATTTACGAGCTTCTGCAGAGTCAACGAATCTACCTTTAGCCTCAACCAGTATATCATCTACTTTGAAATCAGGATGATAATGATGATCAACGGTGTATGGTATTTTGTCAGGATGGTACTCACAAGACGAGAGTATACCGTCCCTTAACTCACCTTCCCACTTAGAGTCTGCATTTCTTACTTTGTTTTTCCAACGATTATTAGGCTTATACCCCATAAATCACTCCAGTTTTTCCCCATCCTCATCTAAACCTAGATGTTGTGTTACCATGCTTATTATAGACGAGTAGCACCATTCACAGAAAGTAACTGGGCTAATGCCAAAATAACCTTGAACACCACCACAAGAGGGGTCGTAATCACTACCACATACAGAGCATTCATCTTTTGGAATAAAAGCTTTATCTATTTTGTCCAATCTGTCCTCCAGAGTCTTGGGTTTTTTCTTTTTTGTTTTTTCTTTAAAACGAGTTGTAACTTGGAAGTCTCATCCATTAGAACGAGACCCCAAGTCTTTTTATTAGGAGTGTTAATCACTACCCCTACTTAGATAATTCACTGGTTATGTCTTTATCTAGTAACTTCCAGATTATACCAGCGGCAATTAAGCCTGCTAATCCAGCGTTACCTAAAGTCCAGACAATATCAAGTATAGAGCCAATCACATTCCCAGTTAGGAATGCTACTTTGTTACCAAAGATAATTTGCAATACAATTGATAAGCTGATTAACTTGATACCTACATCTATCGCACCATCAGCCCCGTTCTTTATTTTATCTAACATTTTTACTCCTTTCTTTATTAAACATCACTATGCTTTTCTGCATAGTACATGAGCCCTTTAATCTTACTAGGGCTCTCCATGAGAAGTCCAAGTGCAGTGTTACAGTGGTGACACAATAGACCCCTGACCTTGCCAGTTTTATGACAATGATCTACATATAACTTATGATCATCATCTAAACCATACTGGCAATTCTCATTGGCGCAAGTACCTCCCTGCTCCTCAATAATCTTTTCTTTTTCCTCAACAGAAAGATTATACCTCCACTTATCCATATAGCCGGGGTTAGATTCATTGAAAGATTTGTTATACTTACTTCTACAATCTTTACAAATAGTACGACAACTAGGGTTAGTAGCGTCTAACTGACTCTTGCTAAAATGGAAAGATTCTTTTAACTCTTCACATCTACTACAAACTATAGTCTCTTGGTCAGACATTTATTCCCAACCAGAGCAACCCAAAGAATCAACAGGTGTACATTCGAGTCTTTTAGCCTCCTCCATCTTTGATTCAAAGACCGCACAGTTTGCTAAAAATATTACTGAAACACAAAATAATAGTAATTTCATTCCATCTCCTTTTCTTCTCCAACTAAGTCCACCATTTCACATATACTTCCTGTACATGCCAATGATTTATTACCTATTGTTGTATCTGTCAACTCATACTCACTAATTAAGTTCCAGTCTACAGATGCAGGCATTGTCTTAGCTAGTTGATCGTACTCTGTCTTAGTACAATCCTCATAAGGTGCTTGTTGATACGAATGGTCTGAATGAGGTAAGAAGCTAACTCCACTTACTTCATCGAAATGTTTATAAACCCATGAGCCTACTTCCATCCATTCGTTTTCTCTAACACTTACTGTGACACTAGGTTTATGTTCACAATAGTATCTTTGATAAGTTAGCCACAACTCTAACTGCTCTATTGCACTTCTATCGTTTCTAAGGACTGCACCTTTAGGAGCCTTAGTAGGAAATGTAAAGACCTTAACACTATCAGGCTTCATTACATCTGCCTCACAGGGTATACCTTGGTCTTCCATTAATTGTGCAATAGGATCTTTTGCATCTGCTCTTACCCTGCGATAGTAGTAATCGTTATGCCTAGTGTGAATACCAGACGCTGAATCAACTAATTGACTCACCGTACCACTTGGTTTAATAGCAGTTGTTGCAGTAGCCTGACTAATTCCTAATAAGCCAGACCACTCTTTATTAACCTTAACTGTTTCCTTTCTAAGGTCTGATAAGAAGTCTGGTAAGTTTCTTTTACCATAGTAACCTCTATCTGTATTACTACCATTCATAAATGAATTATCCATAATACCAGTAAGAGATACACCTAGTAGCGCTTCCTCTTCTGTATTTGAAACCCATTTAGGTCGTAATCTTTTAATATTTGTTAGTGAAGCTTGGAATGTACCAAGTATGGTAGCTAACCTAACTTTCCTAAGTATGTCTTTTTGAGAGTCTTCTGCTCTTATAACCACTTCTGTTAAATTACAAAACTGACCATCTCTAAGAATAATCTCACTACAAGGGTTACAACCAAAATCATGATTAGGATCTCTTCTACCTATAGATGCCACTTGCTTTACAGCGGCTTCTCTATTAAAGATACCACGCTCACCCGACTTAGACTCATAGAGTGATGTCCACTCTTTCATGAATATACCCATATCAGGTTTCTCTGTATAGCACACACTATTATTACTTAGAGCCATCTCTGGTGTATCTGTCCACCATTGTCCACTCTTAGCATTACGCATACGCTCATCAGTTAAATTACTTAGAGAAATCAATGCACTACGTCTAACACCACCTACTACCACAACCTCTGCAATCTTACACATCATACGGTGACATTCATAGCTTGTTAATTTACGACCACATGCTTCTTTAAAGATGTTAGTGGCAAAGTGAAACAAGTCGATCAAAGGCTCAGGTCCACTGGCTCTACCGCCAAATGTTTTAAGTCTGGAACCTTTAGGTCTTACTTTTGAGAAATCCCATTTAGGCATCTCTCCATCATATAAGTATGTAATAAGCTTACGGAAAGCAGATTGCCACCCTTCTTTACTATCTTGAACCACGATAGAATCCCCTACATCTAGCAACTCTTCAGGGACTTCAGGTAATTTACTTATGTGCTGTCTTTCAACACTGAAACCCACACCTGTACCGTGCATAAGTATAAACAATGTTTCATCAAAAGCTTTAGGATGGTCTACACTCAAGTAGGCACAATTGTAACCTGCTATGTGATTTTTAGCTAGAGCAGGTCCTGCAGTCATTAGAGCCCTCATACTAGGCATAACATCTAAATTAAGAACCGCTTCTTCGAGTACCTTCCTAGTCTTAGGAACTAACTCTTGGTCAGTGTTTTCCTTTAAATGTTGCTCCATGAAATCGAAATAACGGGCGACAGTTTCTTCCCACGTCTCCCTCCTATTTTTCTCAGGTAGCCATCTTGCATACCTACTAAGGGCTATAAAATTTTGGTAGTCTGTTGCTAGTTTTTTCATTTAAAATTTCCTCTTTTCTTTTGTTCTTTCTTTTTGTTTAATATTATTTTAGTATGCCATATTCTGTTATGTCTAAGTGCATACTTAAGCTTATTTATTACAGGGTTCTTAATCTTTGTCATTTGTTTTTGGAAGGAGTCCTAATACCTTCAGTTTGTTAAAATACCTTTTATGGACATCTGAGTACATTCTAAAACCCTCGTAGTACTCAGTGTCCTCCTCAATCAAGCTGTGAAATTTTGTTAATGCCTCAGCTAACTGCATAACATCTTTCCCCTTAATTGACTCTTCTTCTAGACTTTCCCTTATACAAGATTTGAGAAGTCTATTCTCAGTATTTAGTAATTGATAATTAATGGATGTCATACCAAGTCTCTCCTATCTTTGAATTACCAGACATTGGGCAATCAAAACCCAACCTCTCACCTGCAATCTTGGCAGACTCTTCCAATATCTTAGATAGTTTATCCGCATCTCTTTTATCACATTCAAAGTTTTGTTCGTCATGCATAATTGCTAATAACTTACAATTTATATTATTCTTCTTAATAAGACTGTCCGATACAATAGCCCACTCTTTAGCTAAAATCGCCTCATTACCTTGTAACAAGTAATTAAGAAGTTTATGTTCAGAGTCAACTTGAATCTTTCTACCATCTTGAGCAGTTATAAATTTATTACCAGATCTATGGAACTCGGTTATCAATTTATCTTGCAATTTCTTAAGAAGTGGAAATGTCCTTAAAAACTTAGTCTTTAGTACAGTCCCCTCTTTAGATTTACCACCAACAATGGTTCCAAGTTTTGTAGCACTTGCGCCAAATAAGAATCCATAAATAAAAGTCTTAGCTTGACTTCTATCTTTCAATCCTGCGGCTTTTTGATTGACAGTGTGTACATCTGTACCATCTTCTTCTTTTCCTGTAGTAACTGTATCTACATATCTAGGGTCACCCATTGCTGAAGCCAATAACCTCAATTGGGCAGATGCTAAGTCGCATCCGACTAGTATTTTATCTTTTGGGGATATGAAGATACTTCTCATTTCCTTTCCAAAGACAGCTTTTGCTCCGGGAACATTCACTAGGTTTCTATGTGACATTCTTCCAGTAGCAGTACCTAGTGTAAAAGGTACACACTCTAATCTACCATCATCTCTACAAACACCAAGCCAACCTCTGTCTTTATTTTTCTGATTTTGTAATGTGTTTCTTCTATGCTGATAAACAGCGTGTAAAGCTATATCTTGTCCAAGATCACCCTTAATAGAATTGTAAGAATCCTCTGTTAACTTAGCAGAAGTCCTTACTAAACTACCATCTTCGGCTCTCTTGGTATTCCACTCTGTAGGCTTCCAACCGTGCTTAAATAGTAACTTCTTGACCTCTGCAGTCTGTGTAAGCTTTGCAGGGGTAATCTCAACTCTACAGTATGGTCCATTAATCTGTAGACCCTCAGTGTTATTAATAAAATCAATACACTCGTAATCTTGGAACCAATCTTGTATATGCTTATGTAGTTTCCCTGCCTTAGTCCATTTAGGGATTATTGGTTTTCTTAATTGCTTACCACCTACTAGACCTTTCTGATAGTCAACACCCTCAGTTTTCATTATCTCATTACACTCAGAATTACTAACCCAAAAGTCAGGACATTTAAGTATAGGTGGCATCAAAGGTTCAATCTTATCTCTTAGCTTATCAATCTCTTTAGTTAAAAACTCTAGATGTTTATCAGCAAGGTCTTTATCAACTAACCAACCGTTTTTCACTTGTTCAGCACTTATCTTAGCTATCCTGAACTCACGATTTAAAACCTCTTTTGGTACTCCAGACTCTTTAAATTCTCTCAATAAAGAATGAAACACCCTGACATTAATCAATACATCCTGTTCACATCTATTCAACATAGACTGTTCAAATCTTAACCATTGACCTTGAGATGGTTTCAAAACACCGAAGTGCTCTCCCCACATCTCAAGTCCATGTCTACCTTTATACCTTCCAAGAGTCCTATTAAAATTTAATAATTGACTCATAAGAAAAGTATCAACAAGCCTAGATTTTGTTTCGAAATTAAAAAGCTTCTTTAATAAAGGTATGTCGTACATTATTATATTATGACCTATCAACTCATCAGATCCCGCTAAGTACTTTAGACCATCTGCAATAGATGGACAATCATCGCTATTATCTGAAAAAGTAATCGCATCCTTAGTAATTATATCGTAGGTAGAGATACACCAAATCCTAGTAGCATCATTAACGAAACCATCAGACTCTATGTCAAAAACTAACTTTTGCATAACTACACTCCTCTATTGAAACTCCGAAGGGGTACTATGTAAACGACCTGTATTATTATCATACCTTGCACAACCTGCAGGTCCAGTGTGTCCTGTAAACCTGTTTTTTAGTACAGAGATTCCGACTCTTTGCCGTTCACCCTCATCCTCCGAGTATTTATTTCTAGAAAAACCGATGATTTGAAATGCTATCTGTTTTAAACTGCCTGACCCTTTTAAAGAGTCTTCAGTTATAGATGCACCTTCCTCAAAGGTTCTACTACCTCCACTGGTCTTCCTTAAATGAGAGACCACTCCAATCCAAACATTATGCTTCTTACATAATTTAAGAAGATCAGACATAGCTTTATCCATAGCTTCATTTACATTACCGTCAACCTCACTAACTGCAATAGTTATGTGGTCAAGGAATATAAACTTACAACCAGATGCCGCCATAAATTCTATCTTATCCATAAGAGATGAATCACTTACAGAGCCCTGATGGTCTAATAAGAGAAGACGACCTGAACCTGCAACATCTTCCCAAGCTTTAGAGCCTTCTACTCCTGAGCGGTCAAATTCTACGTCTGGTAGGTTTATTCTCTTATTAAGGTGTACCCCTATTATTCCATCTAAAGTCTCCCGTATGGACTCCTCAAGGGACACTACGCCAATTTGGTAGTCTGTAGTCATTATTAAATGATAAATATCCTCTTTTACAAAAGTAGACTTTCCAGAGCCAGTCCCTGCAGTAAATATAGTCAACTCACCAGTTCTTCTACCGTAAGTCATCTTATTTACATTGGCAAAACAATCGGGATAAGGCACAGAATCTTCTCTTCTATCTTCATTAAATAAGTCCCAAGTATCAGCAGAATTAACAATACCTGCAGGAGAGTACATCTCAGCATTCCATATTGCCTTCTCTAATTCATACGTCTTACCTGCAACTAGATAGTCAGAGGCATCTTTACCATATCTACCTAAAGCACCAATCTTAGCTTTACCAGTCCTAACTAACCTAGCACAAGCTTTTGCACCATCTCTTCCTGCCTCATCGTAGTCAAATAAGAATACGACCTCTTCAAAAGAATTGAGGTAGGATAGGTTAGCAACTACCTGCTTATGAGCACCTTGGGCTCCATTGATAACTGATACAACCGCCCACTCTTGTTTCTTGTCTTTCCATACTTGTTGTATAGACATAGCATCTAATGCACCTTCTGTAACAACAATACGTTTACAAGAACCGGGGGCGAACTTAGATTGACCAAAGAACTCATTATTGTTCTTAACAGATCCTATCGCAAGAAACCTTTTGGCATCTAAATCCCTCCTCTCATAACCAACTATTTTTCCTTTACTGGTTATAGGGTAATAATGGTATTTAATAGTCTTACCATCTTCTTCTGAGTATCCAACTTTAACACCATAAAGTTCTGCTATGTCTTTTGTAATCTTACGCTCACGAAAACCTCGCACTGGATAATCTTTTATTTCATAGACAGACTCTATAATGTTTTTAAATTCTTTAGGAGTCTTCTTTGTATCAACTTTCTCATCACTGTATATACCTGTATCTTCACAACCAAAACAATAATAAGTCATCTTATCACCGTTGTCGTAAACAGCTTTGTTGTCTCTAGAGCCACAAGCCTCACATGATTCGTGTCTTATAAAAACACCCTCTTGGCTATTTTCTTTATTTTTCATTTTTCCTCCATAGAAAAATAAAGGTCAATAAAGACCTTTAATTGTGAAAATAGTGTCTATCGATACCCCTCATTGAAGAGTATCTGTAGACACCACTATTGTTTAATAATCGTCACTTTCCTCAAAGTTTAAATCTACATCTTCCTTAGAAGCTTTGTTAAACTCTGAACCTGAATCTAAGTCACCAAACTCTGAACCTGCAGGGTCTGCTTTCTCATAAGGTATTAGGTTAGTAACAAGGACATTCTTTAAACTCATTGACTTACCTTTTTTACCTTTGAAGTCCCAGTCGTAAGTGTCAAAAGATATAGTCCCAGTAGAACCATTACCAATAATAACACCAGTCAAAGGTTTAATAGTACCCTTGTCTGTCTTTGTAAACACACCGGGAGGGGATAAATCCTTACCTGCCGAAGTCTTTGCATTTTGTTTAAAGGTCACTTTGTATTGACCAGTTTCATTACCATCTGCATCCTCTACAGGTCGCAAAGATCTAATAAAACCATCCTTCTTAAACTTCTGTGCTACTTCCTTTTCTACATAGGCTGTAACAGACCATTGAAGTTTCTCAAAGTTCTCTTGTGGGTTATCAGGGTCTAAGAAGCACCAGTTTAACTCCACGTTTTCTACTAAATTAGCCATTATTTTCCTCCTTCTCTAGCTCATTTGTAAACGAAGGTAGCTCCCACATTTGTCCAACTTTACGTCTCATCCAAAGTAGTCTACCCATCTCTAACATTACATCATCAGAGTTATAATCATAGGAAGTCCTATATAAATCTCTAATAACATTCCAAGCGTCTTCAATATCCTCATTATCTGATAATATCTTTTTTGCCTTTACAGGACCAATCTTAGGAACACCCTGTATATTGTCAACTTGGTCACCTGCTAACATTTGGTATTGGAAATGTCTAATACCATCGTATTCAGTGACAAAGCTTAATTCTTCCCTTTTAAAATCATACTTTGCTCCGGGAACAATCCATAAATCTTTATCTATCGTACATATTACTGTATTATCGATATCATTTGTCTGAGCAATAGCTAAGGTATCGTCAGCCTCCTCATCAACAGAGATTCTTGCATCTAACACTTCTGTTAAATAGTCTCTCACTTTCTGATAGTAATAAGGTTTCTCACCTGTCCTATTCCCCTTATAAGGTCTAGTAACAGCAATTTCTTTTCTGAAATTTGTATGACCTGACAAATGTAACTCGTAATCATCCGCCTTTGACTTCTTAACTACGCTATTTATAAAGTCATTGATGAATGCAACACACTCTGTCCAAGGCTCAAGAACTGTCTTACCCTGAACAACCCTGTATGGTGAAACCTCACCAACTTTAGATTGTGTTGACCATAGTGCATTTATGTCTTCAAGACCATCCAGTGCATGTCTCTTACTGTCATACTCTTTTATACTTTCACCGTCTTTATCTACAACATCGTAGTAATTAGTTTGGCAATGATTAGATGCCCAGTAAACAATTATATCTGCGTCAATTAATGCTAACATAACTAATCCTCCTTAATGTATAAGTCGTCAATTTGTTTCAACCTTAAACCTATAATTCGATTAATATAAAAAACCGCTTTCTCTAAATCTTGTATTGGGTCTTTTTTCTTGTTGAACCTAACTAAATACTTTAATGCACTGCCCATAGAAAATGCCTCTAGACCCTCAAGGTCTTTTGTAACATCCTCTATTATTTCCAATGCTTCTATTTTTCCCGAAGTGTAATGTTTTGGGTGATTAACCTCATCATTCTTCTTCATCCTCTGTTTCCTCCATTTTTAAAGAATCTGGATCAAACGCATCAGCATTTTCATTGAAATACCAAGCGTCATCACCTTCATCACCTGACTCACCTATGAAGTGAATCAATTTATCAATTGCTTCTGGGTCACCCGGAGATAACCCATACATCTCGCACAATTCTGTAAATTCACTTGCCATTTTATTCTCCTCTAGCGAACTATCCTCTATAAGATGTCATATAATTAAGAGATTATATACTTAGATTCTAGAATCTCTTCCATATCTAAATCACCATAATCTGAAACACCAACACCTGCTACCCCTAAAGATATTAAAGTATTACCAAGTTGGTCTATCTCAAATATATCTTTAAACACCTCTTTAAACACAGTAAGTAATAATTCCATGTTTTCTGCATTAACAGAGAACTGGTCATGAATCATCATGAAGTCACTTACACCTAACTCTGCTAGTCTTGAAATTACTAAGGCTAGTAGAGATGCATCTTGAGAATGTACAAAGTTAGCACTTATACCTCTTTCGTGGTCAGTCTTCCTCGCTTCATTTAAGAAAATCTGATAGCTAAGTTTTACAGGTCTACTTGCAAACATGCAGTTAACTCTCTTTATAGAGGTTTTTGCATAATTTTGAAACGCTGTAAACCCTGTGGAAGTCTTCCATGTCACCATCGGGGAACCGGGATTTGCCTCTATGTATACACAGACAGCCCTTTTAAGTAAATCCTTGGCTAATGTTTGTCTTGGAAAAGCCAATTTAACTCCATCAAAGATAGCAGTACCTATGTATGAAGAATCATCGTAAGTCATCTCTGACAACATCTCGTACCCGTGGTCTCTTCTATCTTCAAAAGTTTGGTCTTGTATACAACCCTTACCTGCATCATAATAATATGACATAGTAGGTCTTTTACAAAGTTTCCTCCAAGCCCTATCTTCAAGATTTTCGAAACCCTTATAACTGAATCCATTATCTAAAACGGATCTAGCTATAACCATGTATGCATCACCTATTTCTTTACTTGGGTGATTAATAATATTGGTTTCTTCAGCCCCAGACCTGTCTCTGGTCATTGCTGAGAGAATCTGTAGACCTGAATTGGTTGCATCTAGACCTATAGGTAAGTGACACATGTAGTCTTCTCTTCCTAACTCTTCTAATCGCTTCCATTCCAAACAAGCAGATATCAACTGGAATTTAGTTTTCTTATCGCCACTAAACTGTTTCAACCATTCGGAGTTGTACGGGTCTTTGGATGCTTTTAGAATTTCATCCATCCAAACATAAGTCCAGAGAACTCTGTCATCCAGAGAAATCTTATCCTCACCTGCACAATTTGCTGTATGTATTGCCAAAGCCCTTTCAACTTTCTCAGACCAAGGAACACCGTGATTAAACATAAGTAAACTTTTTGCTAAATCTGAACCTGTTGGTTCAAAATAATTAACTATTGGATAGAATCTTCCTCGACTGTCCAATTGGAAATCATAGTAAAAAGCTTTACCTTCCATAAGAGTTGCCATATCGATAACTCTATCAAACTCATATCTCTTTGAAGAAGCCCTTACAATATCCAGAGCGTCTGAGGATTTATCTTTCATCCAACCAGAGGCTTTCCTCTTCTTATAAGTATTACTTCTTCCATCTATCTGTGCCACTGTAAGACCTTTCTTTAAAAGTTGGTAACTTACATTTTCTAAATACCACTTCTTTGCTTGTCTTCCAACAAACTCAGATGTCCGTTTAAAGTTTAATAAATTCTTCAAGGACTCACTCACTGTTTCACTTAAAACTGTGGGCGGTATAAAATCATGGTCATTTTTATCAAAATCTTTAACAATATCTAGCAACTCATCGTTAACAACGAAAGCTGTAGACCCATAAGAGTTTAATGCATCGTAAACTTTTGGCATTCTCTTGTAAAGATATTTCTTACTTAACTCTGAGGGCATCTTCTTAACTATAGACACACCGTTTTTATAGGGATGTGTCCAACCCTTGTACTCCTCCTGTGGTAAATCTATAGGAGAGACTTGTCTTATTTCCTGAAAATATCTAAACAACAAATTATTTTCATTCTTAAAATCAAGCCTATTTAACTTCATAACACCTTGCGACTCTGTAACTACTTGTGTGTATCCTAGAGACCCAAGTGATCCTAACGCTTCAACCCCTGCTGAAATCATTGTTGCTTCGGCTTTCTGTGAAGTTCCTGATTTCAAATTGAATTGAGTATGAACATTCATCCTAGAAGCTAGTGATGATGCTGTTGATGTCAGTGCTGTACCTTTTGATAATGCACTAATTGTAAAATCTAAAATATCCTCGGCAATTGTCCTTACGCTATCTGCACCGAGTAAAACTT